TTCCCCGACCCCCTCGCCCGGCGACAACACGACTAAGATCGCCACGACCGCCTTCGTTACTGCCGCCGTTGCCGCCGCAGCCTCCGCCGTGACCAGCGTCTTCGGGCGCACGGGCGTCGTCGTGGCCACGACCGGCGATTACACCGTCGCGCAAGTCACAGGCGCCGCCGCTCTGGCCTCCCCTACATTCACGGGGACTCCGCTTGCGCCCACCGCCTCCCCCGGCACGAACACGACGCAGCTCGCAACCACAGCCTTCGTCCAGGCCGCGCTCCCCTCCGCTGGCGTTACCAGCTTCAACACGCGCACGGGCGCTGTCGTACCCGCCACCGCGGACTACACTGTCTCGCAGGTCACTGGGGCCGCGCCTCTCGCCAGCCCGACCTTCACCGGCGTCCCCTCCGGCCCGACCGCGGCGCAAGGCACCTCGACCACGCAACTGGCGACAACGCAATTCGTCCAGCAGGCAGGCAACTCACCCGTCCTGTTCGCGCTCGTCTCCCTGACCTCTGCGCAGCTGCTGGCCCTGAACACGACTCCGATTACCCTTGTCCCCGCTCCCGGCGCGGGCGTGGCCATCGCCATCTTCGCTATTTACATGGAGTACAAATATAACTCCGTCGTCTATACCATCAACGGCGCAACGCTCCAGTTCGACTACAACAACGCAGGCTCGGCGCTCAAGACGACATTCGCGGAGACTGGATTCTTCGATCAGGCGTCCTCGCAGCTTGCTCTTATTGCCCCCGCAACCGTCCACGGCGCACTGACCGTCGCTGCGAACCAGCCTTACACTCTGGGCGCAACGGGCGGCTCGAACATGACGCTTGGCAACGGCACCGCAGGACTTTTCGTTTACTACACGCTGGTCAACCTGTTATAAGGAGTAGCTATGGAACCTAACTTGTTGATGTCGCAGATCACGATGGGCGCGGCGCTGGCCTACATTCTCCGCCTGCTTCAGAAATGGGAGAAGACGCCGTGGATCAACGCCCACACGGAACTCGTGTCCGCTTACGTTCGCGCCGGACTCGCCCTGATCGGCACACTGGGCATCAGCTACCAGTGGAATGCCGCGACGCATCAACTTACCATATCCGGACTGTCCGCCGTGGTTATCCTCACGGGACTGTGGCACTGGTTCTCCACTTATGCGATGAGCCACGGCTGGGGACAGTTGTTCAACGTCGGAACCGTGAAGGCGGTCGATACCCCCGTGGAGATCAACGACGCGAAAGGTCAGACGATTGCGCCCTCAACAAAATGAGCGAAGGCATTACAGTAGCGGCGATCACAGCAGGCGGCCTGCTTACCGCTTCCGTCATTGCCAGCGTGTTCTCGTTCATACAATCGCGCAAGAACACGGAGAAGATCACGGAAGTCCACGTTCTTTTCAACAGTCGCATGGATCAACTCATCAAAGCGTCGGTCGCGCTCGGGCGGCAGGAAGAACGCGATTCGCAGTCGATTACAGTCCACGGAGTCCCGGAAAAGTAATGAATGGCCAGAAAGCTAATCCAGATCAAGCAATCCCGCTACATGGGATTCGGCTGCTCCGACTGCGAATGGCGGTTCAACGCGGCTCGCGTACCTCCAGCCAAGTCGTTTGCGGAGCTGGTGCGGAATTTCGAGGAACAACGGGATGAGGACTTTGCACATCATACCTGCGGGATGTACCCGAAATCCCCAAGGAGTTCCAAATGATCTCTATCATATTACTGGTCTTTGCGTTCGTACTGGCCTGTCTCGCCACATTCAACATCGGCGCACCGCGCTGGTCGCTCGGATGGGGTTCGCTGGCCTGTTATTTCCTCAGCCTGCTGCTGGGAAGTTTCGGCCACATGGTACGGTAGTCGGGGATTCACGCCGCGTAGTCGAATCCTATCAATCTGGCCGGAGGGAGGGTGAGTGAGAGAGACATTGGACTTCCTGCGGCTGTATGGGCGGCAGTCCTTGGAGCTGCTGTTAAGTGCGTTGGCTGGCTTCTCGATCGCGTCACTGATCGGGAATCACGCAAGCGAGATCGGAAGCGCATTCTCCGCCTTGAAGAAGCGCATCACCGCGAGCATCCACGTTCGCCCCTTCCCGATCTCGTGGAGGATGAGGATTAACTGGCTGGCGATGACGCTCGCCTTCCTGCTCGGCTACATGACGCACGCACTGGTCAGAATTAGCCATCTTTACACCCTGACCGACGTGCGAATATTGCAGAAGTACGACAACCTTGACTACCGCGTCCAGACGGAAGAAGGCGAGCCGTTTGTGCTCAAGTTCTGCGGCGACTACATTCCCGGATTCGATCCGGGCATGACGCTCCGCTTTATCATTTACGAGGATCGCGGCGCGTGTAAGTCCGTCGCCCCTAAAGGCACGGGATTCAAGGTCGAGCGCGACATAGCCACGGGACGATTCGTGGACTTCCGACAGGAGAAATAACATGAACTACACCGAAGCAATCGCAGCAATCGAGTCCGGCAATACCGCAACGAAATATGCCTGGCGCAGCGCTTGGCCCGCAGGCGATTACATCTACTACAACGCGCCGACGATCGAAAAGAACTCCGGGACCAGCATCGGCGCATACACTCCGACGGCAGAAGATCAGAACGCTACCGACTGGGTGGACGGAGGCGACAAGCCGCCCGCGAAGCCCAAGAAGTAGAATCGAGTTCACCATGCCCCAAATCAAAGTCTGTATCACGCTCGACCTCACGCTCGACCTCAAGGAGAATCACATGGCAACAGCAGAAGTAATCGTCACAGGCTCTATCGCAGCAGGCGTATCGCCGTTGACGGTCACCCCGCCAACATTCACCCTCAACCTCACCAACGGCCAGGCATTGCCGGAAACCGTAATCGCCACTGTATCCGGCGGCGTGCCTCCGTATACCTTCGCGCTCGATCCGGCTATCACCAATCCCGGCACCGTTCCGAACGGACTGGCGCTCGACCAGAACGTAGCCAACACGATCGGCATCAGCGGCACTCCAACCGATCCCGCTGGCACCCCGGTTAACTTCGGTGTTATCGTTACCGATAGCGCCGGCAACACAGCGAACGCCGCCGTTCGACGGGCGTAGCTCCAGCAACTCACTTAACGGGCCAGCGCGCGTCGGGGGATGCGGCTTGGCCCGTATTTTATTCCTATGCCATTTACTTTTGAGATAGTAACGGGGAAGATGCTGGATCCCAACGAGAACGTCATCGGGATCGGCTATAGCGGTTTCGGCGCGGGCGTCAACAATCCAGCGCTACAAGACGTCCCCGACGTAGGCCCGATCCCAGCCGGCACCTACACAATCACCCAGCCGGAAGATACCGTCCACAGTCCCTTCACTCTTGGCTTGACTCCAGACCCGGCAAATGAGATGTTTGGGCGGAGTGGCTTTCTGATTCACGGGGATCTGGTGACGGCGCCTGGATTGCGAATGGCGTCGCGCGGCTGTATTATAATGAGCCGTGATGTGCGTGAAACGATATGGGCATCGTCCGATCACTGTTTGGAAGTCGTGTCTCAACTCAACCAAGGAGTATCGCAATGAGCAATAAATTTCTCTCGTTTCTCTCTGCCATCGGCAAGGATTTCAAGAAGGGGCTGGATAAAGTCCTCCCGTTCGCCGAAACCGCGGCAGTCACGGTCATCCCCGCGCTATTCCCCGCCATTGGACCCATCTTCAATACCGTCGTTGGCGTGGTCGTGCAGACGGAGCAGAAGTTCGCGGCGATGGGACAGCAGACCGGCACGGGAACGCAGAAGCTGGCGGAAGCGACTTCCATCCTTGGCCCGCTGCTTTCTCAGTTGCTGGCGGCAGACGGCAAGACGGCGGATTCTGCCACAGTCATGCAGTATATCAACGCAGTCGTGGCATTCCTGAATGCCGTGCCTGCATCGTCCACCACCAGCACGACGACAATCCCTTAGAGGAGGGCGCTATGCGAACCGACAATCCGGCAGTCCCCAGCTACCCTTGGCCCTGCGAGCGCGACGGCATCAACACCCGCGAAGTCGCAGCGAACCCCGACTCCCTCGCCACCCAGCGCACGATCATCGAGCATAAGGATTCAAAGACAGGCCGCACCTACTCCGACGACGAACTCGGCCCGGCCAACAACCGTTTCGGGAGATAACCTCTATGCGACGATGGCTGCTGCTGACGCTGCTTACCCTGGCCCCAGCGCTCGGTTCCGCGCAGTCGGGGAATTATTTCGTCCCCTCCGCAGGCAACGTCTCCGCGCAATCGTTCGGGGCGCAACTATTCTCAATCGCCTACGCCAACCTTCCCGCTGAGACAAACGGCACGATTATCTATTGCAGCAACTGCCAGGTGCAGACGGCCTGCGCGTCCGGCGGGACAGGCGCTTACGCCGTTGGCATTGCAGGCTCGTGGAACTGCTCGATGCTTGGATCGTCGTCCACCAACGCGACGCAACTTCAGGGAGTAGCCGTCTCTGCCACAGCGCCCACGGTCGGCTATGTGCTGACGGATGTGGGAGGCGTGTGGACGCCTGCGGCAGTCAGCTACACTGGAGGGAGCATATTCTCGTCCGGCGTGACCGCGCCTTCAGTCAACTACGTCCC